CAGAATTTGTTTCTTTTTTTGTATAATAATTTGGTAAATATTCATTGTCCACTTTTTTATTCCAATCATCAATAGCTCGCATTGCAGCATTATCCCATATTTTAGAGAATTCCCCTGTACCTATTGCTAAAATAGCTCCTCCAACAGAGGCAAATCCTCCTAGAATTGTTGTTCCTGCTAGATTCACACCTTTTAATGTTCCATTTAAAGCTTTTTCCCATTCAGATTGTTGTTGTGCATACATTTCTTCATAATCACTACCAACAAAAGTACCTTGTTTATATCTATCTCCATAATAAACATCTTTTAAATCATGTGAAGGAGCATATAATGGTATTGTAGAATTTGTTTCATTATATTTTTCAGCAAGAGATTTAACCAATGGTTTTATAGTGGTATCTATTGTAGTGGTTGGAATATTATTTTGTTCCATTATAAATTGTTTTGTTGAAATAATAAATTTAAATAACTAGGATCAATTATATCAATTAAAGATTTTTTAGCTAAAGCTACATTAGGTTTACTTGATAATGTATTATCCATCATAGAACTTTTTTCATATTTTTTTGTATTAGAATTATATGTTGTTTTTGTTATTTTAATAACAGGTTTAGGCCCTAATGATGTATTTATAAAATGTACAAACACATCAAATTCTTTATTACTTCCTAAGTTTACAAATTCTTCTGTAGTCATTGCTGCTAAAGCATGAGTGTAATTATTTTCATCATTTATATCAAAAGTTGTAGCTCCATCTGCTTTTAATGATTCTTCTATTTTTAAAACATCAAAAGGTTTATATAAAACATCTGGATTTATTCCTAAATTTTTAGCCATATCTTTTTCTATATACATGGAGCCACCATTATTAGGTAATTCTAATAATACTTTATCTGGATTTTGTCCATTTATTTTAGCTGTAACACCTAATTTTAATAAATCTGCATCAGATGAAGAAATTTTTTCTTTAAAAGCAGTATAGTTTTCACTAAGATTTTGATTTCCCATAGAAGTGACAAATCCTTTTAGTTGTGATAGTTTGTTTTTATCTTTTTCTGTATTACCACTTGCTAATGATACAGCTAAATTTGAATTTATAGAATAAGCATCATTAATAATATTAAATTGTTTATCAAAAATATTTTCATATTTTACATCTGATAAAAGTCCTGTTACATTTTTTCTAAGTAAGAAAATAGAATCAGAAGATATTCTTTTCCTTCCTCCCCCAGAAGTACCATTTAAATCATTTAATATATATTCTACTTTTTGTGCACCATATTTATTTTCTAATTTACTAATTGCTGTTTTAGCTACATCATTTTTAACTTTAGTTTTTTTTGAACTAAATCCCCAGTTTTTATTTAATTGGGCTAAAGAAATCAATAATTGATCTTCTTGTGTAAGTGTAATATTATTATCTATTTTAATAGGTTTTAAATCTTTTATTTTTTCAAAAGCACCACTTTCAACCAATGCTTCATTAAATTTATGTTTTAATTCATCATCTATTCTTTTAATATATTTTAAATTTTGATAATTTTTATTATAAGCAGAAAACTGTTCTTCTAATTTAAAATTTCTTACATAATTATTTGAAGATTTATTTTGATTATATTCTTCATTTATTTCTTTAACTTTAGAAATTTTCCAAACATTAAATTCTTCTTGCGATAAATTTTTAAATTGTTTAATGGCTAGTTCTCTCTTTTTTGCATCTGATAATTGTATTCCTGATTTTCCTAATTGAGAAAAATATTTATTTAATTCTCCATTAGAGTTTAAAGCATCAAATATAATATCAGTGGTTAATTGTTCATCTTTTGATAAAGCATCATTTAGAACATTATTATGATAGGTCATTCTATCTAAATCACTAGCTTGTTTATCTACAAAATATAAATTTGGATTTATATCATTTTCATCTTTATTATTGTTTTGTTTTTCTAATAATACTTTTTGTTTTTCTAAAGACAATTTTTCTTTATTTAATTGATATGTTAAATTCCATTGATTATTTCGTATATTTTCTTTTTGAATATCAAATCTACCTTTCCATTCAGGATTTTTTAATGTTTTTGATATTTCATTTTTATAAGAAAACATATGTAAATAACTAGCTTTAGAGTTACCTTTATGTAATATTCCTCTTATCACATCAGGATTTTGATAAGAAGATTTTATAGCATTATCATAATATTCTGATGACTTTTGGATTTGTAAAGTTATTTCATCTATTTTTTCATTTATGTCATCAGAACTACCAGTTGCTTTTTTTATTAAAAGTTTTTCTTTTTCTAACTCTAGATTTTTTAAACTCTCAGATTTTAAAGACATCATTTGAGAAGCTAAAGTATTTTCATCATAATTTTTATAAATATACTCACCACTTATTTGTAACTGTTGATCTACTCTTGGATCAGACAATAATTGATTTAATATTATTTTAACTCTTTCTGGAAATAAACCTTTAGCCTCTCTTCTTTGCATAGAAGGAGTTAATTGAAGATTTCCATTTTTATCTTTTGTAAACACTTCATCATAAGAATACTCATCTTCTTTTAATTTATCAAAATTATCTCTTAAATATTTTTCAACATCAAAATAATCTTTATAAGAAGTATTAAAAGATTGTGATACATCTCCACTTGATAACCAATTATTAGCATTTTTTTGAAAATTATATAAATTTTCTGGAGTTACTAATCCTTTATTTTTTTGTTCTTCTATTCTTGAAATTTCTTTTTTATATTTCATTGTAGAAGAAACTGCATTTAATACATTTTTATCTTTAGCAATTTCATTTGTCATTCCAGATACAGAATTTACTAATTGAAAATTAGAGAAATCCCCAGCAGCAACGGTTTTCAATTTATTACCTAAATTATTAAGTTTAGATTGAAGATATTGTTTATCTACATTTCTAATAACATCCAGTCCTGCTATGTTGTTAATATTATTTTGTATTTTTTCAACTCCTTCATTATATTGTTGTTGTTTTTGCATACCAACTTTAACCATGTCTTCTACAGGTTGTTGTTGTATATAAGGATTAAAAGTGGGAGTTTTGTCAAGATAACTTGCCATAATTTTTATATATAATGTATGTATTACATACAGATTAACAAATTTAATTTAAATTATTATATTAACAAAATTTAATAATTATATTTAGTAAACTATTATAATTTGTTTAATTATAAATTTTTAATAGCTTTAACAATAGAACCATTTCTAGATTTTTTATTTTTTTCTTTAACTTTATAACTTGTAACTTTTCCTTTATTATTATATACAGGTAATAAATCATTTGGATTATAATCAGGTGTGGCTAAAGAAGGTTTATTTGAATCTATATTTGGTTGAAAAAATCCATTAAAATTTTGAGCTCTATAATCATTTCCAAATCTATAATTATACATATTTTCATATGTTTGCAGTGTTCTATTTTCTAATTGATTTTGTGCATATTTAGCTGAAATAGAGTTTAAAGCAGCTTGTGTAACATCTTTTGTATTAGCTTTAGCTTGTGCTTGTCTTTGATATTGTTGATCATAAGTTTGAAGATTCTTTAATTGTGCATCATTCATAGTATTAGTATTTTGAGAATACACTTGATCTTTTTTAGCTTGATTAAGTCTGAATTGTTCTCCTAACACTTTATTTTTAGCATTATATGCTTGTGCAGCTAAATTAGCCTGAGAAGCTGGATTATATCTTAACATTTTTTGTGTAGCTCTTTGTTGAGATGTCACTTCATTTAATTGATCTTGTAATGAAATATCATAAGGAGTTGTTAATTGTGGATGATAACCTTGAGCTTGTACAGGTTCTAATTGATTATTAGAAAGAGCATACATTTCTCCAGTTAATTGATTATAATTTAATCCTTCTTTATCACTTGGTCTAATATAAGGTAACACTTCATTAAAAGCATCCATTAACCAACTTCTTTTATGTCCTTCATTATTATTATCATTATTATTAGAATAATTGGAATCTTGTGAAATAACACTTCTTACTTGTGGACGATAATTATTATTTAGTGTTGTAGAATTATTATTATCTAAAAAACTTAAATTCATATCTTTATTAAATTTAGCTTCTTCATCTAATAATTGTAATTCTTCTTGTGAAGGAATATTAAACTTTTTTATTTTAGTTGCATAGCTTGTCAATGGAGAAAATGAATCTTTTTTGACAGGTTTAATTCCTGATTCTTCATCACTTAATTGTATTGTAGATGGAGAAGATTGGTCTTCTGTATATGTATTAAAAAATTTAGGAATATCTCCACCTTTTTGTGCTTTATAAATACTATCACCATTTTTAGCTTTGTTATTTATTTTTTCTTTTTTAATTTTTCCTTTAGCTAAATGATCTGCTGATAATCCAAATTCTTCTGCTGTACTATTAATTGCATTTTGTAAATCAGCAGCTTTTATTTTTTTATCGGCTATAGATTTTAATTTCATATTAGCACCTAATTCATTAGTTTCAAAAGTTTTTAATTTTAATTTATCAAAAGATGTGATAACATCTAAATCGTTTAATTCTTTGGTGGAATTTTCTATTATTTTATTTTGCCTATCTTCAATTTTAGATAAATCATTGATATAATTTTTAAATTTTTTACCTTTGGCTAAAGGATCAATTTTTTCAAATTCTTTTGGTATTTTTAAATTTCCATACACTGTAAGATTTTCATTATTTCCACCATCTTGTAATTTAACAGCAGGTTCACCCCCTTCAACTTCTACAGGATTATTACCATAAGCAATAGGCATACCACCATCAGCATGAGAAGGTCCTCTAAACATCACTGTTTCTCCATCATCAGGAAGAAAAGGATTATAAGAAAGTGTTTGTGCAGAACCTTTACCAATTTGTAAATCTCCATCCATATTACTATTTTGTCTTATATTACCTCCTGTTCTCATATAATTATTATATTGGCCTTGAATATTTTGTCCAAATTGATTACCCATTATATTATTTACATTTCTATCTATTTTGCTTTGTTCTTTTTTTATTTTTCCAGCATTACCAAATGCTTGATCTAAAGCACCACCAATAGTTCCTAATATAGGAGCAGCAATAGTACCTACAACAGGTCCAACACCAGGAATCATTTTTACAGCATTACCAACAGCAGCTCCTGTTTGATATCCAGCATTATTATCAAAAGCACCTCCTATTAATTTATTTGCAACATCTGTTCCTCCTTGATTCATAAAATCAGAAAAACCACCACCATTTTGTGCATATTTTATTTGTTTTCCATTTTTTGCTAAAACATTTGTACCCACTCCATATATAGGAAAAAATTCTTCTCCTGTATTTTGTACATCTTCTGGTCTAACATATTTTCTTTCTATTTCTTCTGGTCTAGTGCGTGAAGCATCTAATTGTAAATCACTCACCATTCTCTGTTGTTTTAAGCCTTGAAATTTCTTTTTTTCTTGTTTTAAAGCCCCAACTCCTTGAGCTATACCACCAATAGCACCAACAGCATCTGCACCATAAGCCCTTAAATAATCTGCAAATTTAGAAGATTCTCCTAAATCTACAGGAATTTGAAAATTTTCATCAACACCCATACTTAAAGGATTAAATCCACCAGCAATTCCTTGCTTTAAATTTGCCCCCATTTGAGCTTTTTTCAAAGTTTTTCCATGTTTAGCCATAAAAGATTCTTCTGTAGGAAATTTTTTGTAGAAGTCTTTTTCTGATTTAACACCTGCTATTTTTAAAATTTGTGCTCTCATAATTAATTATATTTATTTAACCAACCTCCTGGTTGTGGTGTGTTATAATTTGTAAAATTTATTAATTGGTCTAATTCTTTTCCATTTTGTGCTAATGGATATTCTGTAACATTACTTCCTTTAAATTTATAATTTTTATTTGGAAACATTAGTTTTTCATCTCCTTCATCCGATATTCCATATACAGGATAATTCACACCTTGCATAGTTATATTGTTACTGTTAATTTTTGTGATTTTTCCTGGATGGTTCCATTGACCCATATCATCTTCTATTATACCACCTTGTTGCATCATTTTTGGTTTAAAATCAAGACCATTTTTATAATAATTCATTTGTGCACCATTTTGAGCAATATTTAATGGTTGCAAATTGTCATTATCACTTGCTACAGTGTTTAATGCTTTTGTAATATTTTTATCATTATACACCTTATAAAAATTTTCATTTAAAAGATTATTTTTTTCTACTCTCTTTTTTAATTCTTCTGGTGTAATTTGTTCTCCTGGTTTTAATCCTATCTTTTCTCTAAATTCTACAAAATTCCCATAAGCTTCATGAGGTTTTTGCATATATTTTTTTACATTATTAAAAGTATTTTTTCCTTCTTGCTGAAAAGGATTACCTAATACATTTTGTAAATATTCTCCTTGTGCAGCATCAAAATTAGAAGCATGTACCCTCTCATGTGTTTCTACAGCAGCATCAGGAGTATTCATTAATATTTTATTTGTAACAGAATCATATTCTCCTTTTGAACCAGATGTATTTCCTTGTTCAATAGAAGGAGATAATCCCTGTAAAATCATATTATCTACATCATAATTTGTTAATCCTGATTGTTCTTGTAATTTTTGCCTTGTCCATGGATCATTATATCTATTAAGAAATTGTGAAGCTGATTTGTTTTTAATTGCAGATTTAAAATTTACTTGTTTTGTTGGTATTGTAGAAACATAATTTTCCAACATATAATTGTTTCTTACATCTGGAACTTCTCTTGTTTCAGAAGCTATCATTAATCCTCCTCCAGGAGCAGAAATTTGTTCTGTTTTAGTAAATTGTAATGGATATTTAGAAGGCTTATTGGAATTAAAATAAGAAGGAATAACAGGATTGTTTTTAGGCTTCTCTGTTTTTCCACCATCTTTATATTTGTCTAACCAATTTTTCATTATTTATAGGATATTTGAGAATGTGTAACTATAAATTTACTAACTAAATTAACATCACTTCTGTCATCTAATATATGTCTTATTTTTAAATCTTTAGCTCTTAATGTTTCTTTATTAAAAGATTTTTTACCATATTCCATATTATCTTGATTTACTACTTTATCAATGGACATATTTTCACAACTTTTTATAAAAAGAGGATTTTCTTTATTTTTAACAATAGACCAAAATGTATTATATTGATAAAAATTATCACTTTTTGTATATAAAATTGTTTTACTATCATTATTAAAAATAGGATAGGATAAATATAGTTTTAAATTATTTATTGGTTTTGGCTGTAATGTAAGAATTCCTGATGATTGTTGTCCATTATATAATACAGCTTTATTAAACCATATATTATTGGTTTCTATTTTGGAAACATTATTAAATACATTTATACTATCTTTTGTATATTTAAACACTTTTGTATAGTCTATTACACTTTGTAATATTTCATCTTGATAGTTATAAGAAAAAGGATATTCTATTATATAAGGCTCTGTAAATCCATAGAAAGAATTATATAATGTTGGATCTGTCAAATGTGACCACATACAAGATGTTTTATTTTCTACATATTTTGCTGTAGCATATTCAATTTTATCTATTTCACCTATAGAAAATGTTTTTTCCGCTGGGCATTTACCTAAAGATTTTATAGTTATTGTTGTAATATTATCATCTACAATATAAGTGATACCATTTATCAGAGTTTGTTTTAACACTCCTGTAGCAACAATTACATTTGAATTAGCTATTATTTCAAATGGTCCTTGAAGTGTTCCAAGTTTTGTTACTTTTATGGTTACATTTTTTGACATAATTATATCAGAGTTGTTGTTGATGTTGTAGTTACTGGAATTTCAGTGGTGGTTGTAGATGTGGTGGTTGTTTCAGGAATTGCAGTGGTGGTGGTAGTTGTAGTTAAACTACAATTTAAAATTTCTGATACTATCCCACTTACTACATGATATATATTTCCATCATAAGCACTTTCATCTGTAAAATACCAACCATCTGGAACTAAAGTACAATCTGTATTTAAAGAATTATAATACACTGTTGAACCAATATTTAAATTTAATGCATGGATTGTAAAATACAACATAGTAGTTGTTAAAGGATCTATTGTATTAAACACTATAATTCCATTACATCCTGTAGTAGAAGAAATTGATGTGTCTGTAAAACTTCCACTTTCAACATATCCTGAAAAGAATGTATAATTATTTAATCCTAATGGTCTGGTACATATTGTTGTTGTTGTTGTTGTTGTAGTTGGAGAAGGAACAGTTATTATTCCTGTTCCAGATAATGCACAACTTAATTGTGTAAATGTTCCATCTGCTAATTCACAATTTACTGTAATTATAGTGGTGGTGGTAGATGTAGTTGAAATTGGAGGGTATGTAGATGTGGTGGTGGTGGTGGTAGTGTATTCTACTAATTCTCCAATCAACGCTTCTATATCATCATTACAACAACTATTTATTCCTGAATAAAAGAAATTATTTTCTGCTATATAAAAATTAGGAATATAACTATGAAAAGAAACCCAACTTTTTGTATTAAAATTAAATGATAGTGTCCATGATTTATTACAAAAATAAGTTTCATCTGAAAGATAAATTATTATTTTTAATGCAACATCATTAATTAATTCTTCAATATAAAATTCATTAGTGGTTTCATCATATTTAATTTCATTCGATAATGGAACATAATCTAATTTTGTAATTATAATTCTATCAAATTTACTATCATACACTCCATGTAAACCAATTCCGTTAAAATGATTATCTATATTTATATTTGGATAATATTTTTTAATATTAAACTTTAAATGATCTGTTAAAAATCTATTAATTCCAGATCCAAATGCAGATAGGTCAACAGCTTGTGTTCCCTGTATTAAAAATATTTGTCCTCTTTTAGAATCTACAGTTATTTGTCCTTCTGGAATTTTTAATAAAAATTTATGTTGACTACCTACATATCCTAAATCTGTTTCTGCAAAATCAATAGGAGGGTTTTCAAATAATTTAGGATTTCCTACATAAGCTGCTTGAGGATTACTAGTGTCAATTGTTAATAAATTATTATATAATAAACTTTTATTTTCAAATCTTGCAAGAACAGCTTTATTTTGTATTCCATCTAAAGAAACTAATTTTCCATAATTTTGAGGAAAATCTTTATAAGAAAGAGCTCTATATATAAGCCAACTATTAACTCTATTATCAGAATCTGTTATTTGAGGGTCAGAATATATAGCTCTAAATGGATAATTTGTATAACAAGCTTCTTTCCAATCAATAGGGAGATGAGTGAATATGTTTTCTTTGTTTTGTTTAGAAAAAGTTACATTATAATTATATGTATTATCATTAGCTATACTTACAAAACTTTCTTGAACCCAATCATCTGGAATACCATTGTTAACATGTGGAAAAAAATCTCCTTCTCTATCATTTATAGCTTGTCTTAGTTCTGTATTATAACTGCTCTCACAATAAAAATATGGAATTCCATAAGCAAATAAATAAAAATACCCATCATAATATGTTCTATTTGCTCCTGTATTTGGTGGAGCAATTAATGAAGGATTATTTGGACAATCAAAATTATGATCTTTATAAGAAATTATATTAGATAATACACCTATACCATTTATAGTGTAATCTTTTAAAATAGATCTAGCAGAATGCCAATATTTAGGGTAGGCAACATTACCTATTTCATCATAAAATATATCAGAATCATCTGGAGCTCCCACTCTATTATCAATAAAAAATGGAAGTTTTGTTTTAAATGCAAATCTTGAAATAAAAGTATCTCCCCCAAATATATATTTTATATCTTCTCCTTCTGTAGATAATTCAGAATAAAATCCTGTATCTATTGTATCATAAGAATATATTTGTCCCCATTGATTATCAAATATATTTTTCATAGAAGCATAATAAGAAACAACACTTATATCTTGTTCTTTTGCTGGTTTACTACATAATCCACTATCTCCTATTGTAATTCTTGATACTTCATTTATAGGAGATAAAGTATTTGGAAAAGGTAAAGCTGTTATAGGATTACCATTTCTATCTTCTATTGTTTTTATAAAAATAGATGATTCTCTTTGATAATTATTTAAACTTACTCCTGAATTATCTCCTATAGATTGTACAGTTGGAATTAAATATTTTGTAAAATCTATTTGTCGTTGTTTATTACCTTCATTTAATATATCTTCTGTATAATTATAATCTGCTATTGAATTATAAGAGTATGCATAATTTTTTCTTGTAATTCCATTTGTATAAATAGTTAAATATGCTTGATAAGCAGCAAACATTGCTTGTGCATTAAATGGAGAAGTGATAGCTCCTATTTCTTGAGAGCTATCTAAAGCATCTTGTTGTGCTTCTGCTGTTAACAGTTTATATTTTGCATTTTTCTTTACTTCAACAAAATGTCCTTTTCCTTTTCCATATAAAACATTTTCTAATTTTAGAACATTTCCTAAAAATGGTTGTCCAAAAGAAGTTTCTGGTGAATTAAAAATTTGTATATATCCTAAATTTTCAAAAGAATCAATTGCATCTACTTTTATATTTTCAGAGTTAGAATAATCAATTTCAGAATTAATAGTTGATACATAATTATATGTTTTCCCACAATGATTACAACCATCTACACAAGTTACAGAAGTACCTAATTTAACTTCAACATTTTTACTTTCATTTATTGGCCATCCACTAACCCATTCTTCTTGAATATTTCCTTCAGAATTTAACCAACTTGCTCTCCATCCTGCACAAGCTTGAATAGCCGTACCTGTGGAAGCAATTCTCCAAATATCATAATTTCCATATTTTATTTTTCCAATACCATTTAATAAAATTGGTAAATCTATAGAAGGTATAGAATATGTGCCTAATTCATAGTATTTTAACTTTTCTGATTTGTTTGTATCACAATTTGTAAATTCAATTTCAAAATAATCATCTCCTCCATTTGGATCTATTGCTAATCCTTCTACTATTATATTAAATTCTTGACATTGATTTATCCATGCATTATTTTTTTTATTTAAAAATACATCTTCATTTAAATCATTATATGGATAATTAGGATAATAATATTTTTGTCCTTCTCTTTCATATTTACCAACATTTCTTAATATACCTTTTCCAATTATTGATTTATTTGTATTCCTGTCTCCTCTTAAAATTTTAAATCCTACAATATTGTCTTTTTGTTCTTGAGTTAATTCAGAAGTTTGTATAAGTGTTGTAATTTGAGAAACATCTATTTTTATTCCAATTGGAAATTTGGCAACATCTCCCATCTCTAAAGCACCATCATATTGTTTTGATTCAATATGAGGAGATATTAAATTATCTGGAAACTTATGATGTCTAATTTTTCTTCCAGCTAATTCACCCCATAATTCTTCATTACAAGGATAGGTTTCTGTGGATTCCCAATATGCAAATTCTCCATATTCATAAGGGCCTTTATAATTTACATTTGTAGCATCATATTCATCTGAATATCCTATTACACTAGCTGTATTATATACTTTCCAATATGGTGCACTTTCTTCATCTCCTATAAAATCAGGATTTGAATTTTGTATGTCAGAATATAAAGTTTCATTAGAGGTTTTACTTCTTCCAGGTATATGAAATCCATCGGTTTGCTTGCCATTTTTAAGTTCAAAACATATTTCAATTGGATAAATTTCATCTCTTAAATATCCTCTTAAATTTGTAGCATTTAATTCATCTGTGTAATCTTCCTCTACTGGAATTCTAAAAGTTTGCCACTGTAAACTTATTTGATTTGCTATTTTTTGATAATTAACTCTATCAACAGAAGTTAATCCTTTCCAAACTAATATATCTTGTACTGATGTAATATCATCTGCAAGTTCATAATATGGAAATTTTTCAAATATATCATTTATTGATAATTTAATATCTGTTTTAGATTGTCCTGTATATGTTATTTGTTTATTGGTGTTATCAATAAAATATGTTCCCACTAATTCAACAGAAGATATATTATTTATTGTTTTAACCACTGCTAAATTAAAATATTGAAATTGTCCTGATGCATCAAGATTATCTATATCAATAACAATAGATTTACCTACAGGATAATTAAAATCTTTTGTTGTTATTTGTAAATCTGCAATAGGTGTAGGATTTGTTACAGAATAATAGGATGTATAACCATTTCCTTGAGAATCTGAATATTGTGCTGTAAATTGATATGTTCCAGATATTAAATTTCCACCTGTTTTTACATCTATGATAGATAATAATGGTATATTAAAATCTGGTTGAACACTTAACTGATTACAATCTATTTCTTCAGAATATATAGGATTGCATAATTTTGTACCATATTTTAATTTATATGGAATATTATCAATATCTAAATGTCTTCTTGCAATATTATCTGCCCAATAAATTTCTGTAGAACAATTTGTAATTTTATGAATAATTTTATGTATAGGATAATTAATATTCCATCCTAAACAAGTATCATCAATTAAGATTTTATATTGACAATCATTATTTTCCATCATTCCTATTTGACAATCATTTGTAATAGGATTTGTAATAAAAAATATTTGTTTTGATTGTTCTGCTATAAAATGTTTACCAATTAAAATAAAATCTTTTGGAAATTCAAAACACAATTCATTTCCTTGTTCATTTTGATAGTTTACAGAATTGGCATCAAAATTTTCTACAACAGCATTTAGAGAATATGTTAATGTTCCTTTTTTTACTTGATTAATAGATTGATCTAAATTTAATCCTACACTAGCATTATTAAATTCTTGTTTTATATTACTTTGATCTTTATTTGCCATTGTAATTAATTATTACGCTTTCTTCTAAAACTATTTGTATAATTAGGAAGTTGATACATATTATTTCTATTAAGAGTGTTTTTAATTCTCCTTTGTTTTTCCCAAACAGTTTGTTTTTTTGTTTCTGTTGATGCCAAAACAAATGCTTCATCAGCAGCTTGTTTATACATTATATATTTTTTTTCTATTTGATTAAAAGTTTCATCATTGGTTTGATTAAACAATGTTTCAAACATTTTATATTTTATAAATGCTTCTATATATTCTCTAATTCTATAATTATCTGGAATTAACTGATTATCATCATCATCATAATCTTCAGCATAAAAGTTTAAATGTACAATACCATTTCTAAAATTTGTTACAAATTTATTGTCTCTTATATCAAATGAATCATATGATGAAGCATATGGATTATATTCTTTAATAGATTGAGCCCAGTTTTCTGAATAACCTACATCACAATTTTGTTTTGCTGAAATGTTTCCAGGCTTTAATAAATATTGTTTTATATAAGAACGTTCTATTTCTCCATTTGTTTTATAAACAGCTTGAATAACTTCTGGCATACATCCATTACAATTTGAATTTTCACATATAGGATTATTACAAGATTCTCCATTTACTATAACTGGACTAACTTGTATTGTTATACAAGAAGCACTTTGAGAATAAAAAGAACTTGCAACTTGATAAGAATTTAATGGTACTTCTGCGCACATCCATGCTTCTTTAACAGAAATAAAATTATCTGGTAATCTTGCTTCATAATCTTCAACATATAAAGGTGTTGGTACTACTTTATATGTTGTTTTTCCAAGTTTATTTAAACATTTATTTAAATATGTTGGAAACATCAAATCATCTATAGCACCTGTATCAAAATAACTTTTAAGTTCTTCTTTTACAATTGCATAAATTGGTGCAGGGGAAACAAAATTATATTTATAATAATATGACATAATAATTTATTTATAATAATATATAAAATTAATTAAAAACTAAATTTTATACAAACACGTTGTATTTAATATTGAAAAAAAAATAATTGTATGACACTAGAAGAATGGTGGTATTTAAAAGTTTTACGTAAACAAACTATTTGTAAACTTTTAAATTATATTCCTGCTAATGGAACAAACACCAACTTTAAAAATATTTGGTCTATAGTTATTCTAAATAAAAAAGCACTTGATGGATTTAATACATTTACTGCTCAATGGTTTTGTCAATATATGGTTGACAAAGATTATATAGATATTCATAGTAATTATTCGGATTTTGAATGGTTATGTAACATCACTCCTGTTGGACTTTCAATTAAAACAAATAAAATTAATTACGCTGAACGTATAATGTTAATTATTACAGCTATTTCAGTAGCATCTACTATATACTTTGGATTTATTAACCAAAGAACTGATGATATATTAAATAAGTATAACAAACAACTCCAAGAATTACAAGAAACCACAGAAAACAATCAAAAAGAAATATTGCATCTGAAAAAAGAGATGAAAAATTTAAAGGATTCGATTTATAACGATTATTCCACTGGTTCCAACTAACAATTTTATTACTCATATTATTTTGATTTTAAAAATACTAAACACAACATCGTGTATAATTAATAAGGGCGCAATGTCTAATTAAAATTAATTTCTATTTAACAATCTAATCGCTTTGTGAATAACTAGCTTATACTTAGCCCTTACTATTTATACACAAACACGTTGTAAAACATTTAAAAAATATTTTTATTATTTACTATATTCTTTATAAATATGTTGATATTTATCATCAATCTTTAAATAATGTGTTATAAGACGAGATGTTACTCTTGAAGGTTTAAAATACCACAAATTTACATATTTAAATCTTGCTGTTTCTTTAAACCAATGCCATCCAAAATAATATCCTTCTGTATGATGATTAAAATTATAAATATATTTTCCTTTTTCTTTTGTTTTCTTCCAATCAATAGGAAGATTTATAAATTCTTTTCCATCAGGACTTGTTTTAATCTTTCTTCTTTTCTTTTTATTTATAGAAAATGATCCAAACCCATATGGTAATTTTATTTTTTCTCCTGTTTCTAAAATATGTTCTCTAAATGAACTATTAAATTCATATAATATTTTTTTCCATATATCATATGATAAATCTAATGTTGGATGTTTCTTACAAAAATCATTATAATTTTCTTTACTATTTGATCTATAATCAACTTTAACTCTACTCATTGATTATTTTTTATTAATATTAGGAGCTTGACCATCTAATCCTTCTGAAGATACATCAGTTTTAAGTTGAAAATATGTACTTAATAATTTTTGTGATGTCAATTCTAACACTTGTTTTTCTAAATATCCAGGTAAGGGAAATTCTTTATCTAATGGATTTTTACAAATTTCATCTAAAGGTTTATTATTTCCACATGCACATTCAGAATACATTATTTCATTTGGAACATCTTCTTCAAATAATGCTGTAAATCTAACACCTTTCACTAGAGGATTTGTAACATATAAATAATCATTAACAATCCAATAATATTCTTCATTTTTTATAACTGGAAGGTTTAATAAATTTATATATCTATTAACAGAAATTTCTTTTAATTTTTTTCCTTTTCCACTTAATATATTAATAGAATAAATTCCTTGAATTAAATATTGATAATTACCTTCAGCAATACTTGGAAGTTTATAAAGACTTCTTGATATATTACAATCATCTACATAATTACAACATTCAGAAATAGACACTTCACACATTTCTAAACAAGGAATTGTTGTAAATATTGTATCAGTTGCCCATAATTTTCTTAAATTGGTTTCTCTTTTTATTAATAGTAAAGAATTATTTCTTATTTCAGAAAGAATCACTCTATCTGTAATAAGGGAATCTGTACTTAGTAATTTATGCATACTACGAACATCACTAACCAATTTTCTTCCTGTACTCATTTTTAAATTCTTTTTTCAAATTCACAACACTTTCCTTCTTTTGGATTATATCCAATCAATAGTGCTGCTCTTATATTATTAACATAGTTATTATCTCTATGCCATCTATCTGTCCCAGATAAACTAGGCATTTGTTGTATTCTAACACCTTTTATTTCTTTTGCCATATAATGATGTTTATCCCCTGTATGAATTTCTCTATATTTAGCATCACCAAATTTTGAGGAATATAATGGATCTGTAGCAAATAATAAAGGTAATTCATCAATTTTACAATTGCCATGATGATAACCAATAAATGTGTTTCCTAACACCACTCCTTTAATAGTGCTATGATGTCTAATAAAAGAAACATCTAACTCATTTTTAAAATAAATTTCTAAAGCATGAGCTAAATAAAAAGATTTTGTTCTATCATGATTTCCTTGTACTAATATAACTTTTACATCATTAGCATTTTGTTGTAACATATTAATAGTTTTAACAAGTAAATCAAATCCAATTTCATATTCAGAATCAAATTCAGCTATCACATCTTGGGGTGTACCATTTGTTGTACTATTTTGAATATTATCTGTATGAAAAAAATCATTAGAAATAGGAAAAACAACTGTATTTAAATAATAGGAAGCCTTTGATTTATCTATTAAATCTTTGGCAATATTAAAAAATATTTTAGCTCTTTCTTTAATATTATTAATATCCTCAATATATTTTTTTGCAAGATGAAAATCTGATATTGATAATTCAACATCTATATGTTCTTTAGCACTATTTTGATTTTCTTTTATTATCTCTTTTTTAGGTGGACTATAATTAGTTAAAAATTTAGAAAAATCTTCTATTGAATAATCTTCTGGTTTTTTCTTTTTACTAAAAACAGAAGAAGTAAACTTGCCATTTTCTTTTAATTTAGACCAATAATTTGTAATAATGTATTTATCTAAATCAATTTTATGTAATTTTGCTAATTCTAATTCATCTTTTGGTTCAAAATCAACTGTTATTACACTTTCTATTGTACCTTTTTCTGTATTAACTTTTTTTGTAAAAGAATCTATATCAATTTCTTCTTCTACTTCTTCTCCTGTATTTCTTAGTTCTTTTAATAATTCATCTACTTCTGTTTCACTTATATTTAATTTTTCAGAATAGAATTTTTTACTTTTTTTCCATTTTAATAACTTTTCTAATCTTTCTAATAACTTTTCGTTTTCAGTCATATGTTTGCTTTGTAAAAATTACTGTAAATATAATAAAATATTTTCATAAATAACAAATTTATTTAATTAAAATTGTTATTTAATATAATTAAATAAATTATAAAAAAACTCCCAAAGATATAATCAATGGGAGATTCCTGTAAAACCAATAAAACAAGAATTTTAGATTTATCTACAGGTAATTAATTGCATTGTTCCAGAGGAGTCTGTAAGTAATTCTCCAAAAGGAGCATAATGTACACCACCAACTGTTTCATACACAGGAGAACCTGTTACACTTACAGAAATTATATCACCTATTACTGGATATGTTCCTTCTCCGTTATGATATAATATTAACGTAAATGGTTCTGGAATAGATTCACAAGCAACCTGAAATGAAGCTCCTACAGTGAACTCAGTCCATGGGGGTAAAGATGTAGTTGTAGAAGTTGTTGTTGTGTGCTCATAAATAGGTTGTAAACATTCTCCTAATAATGCTCCATATAAAGTATTTTGAATTATAAAAGGGGAGTGATAAGTATCAAATGGAAGAGCTAAATATATACTACCATCTGAATTTAATATGATGGTTTTATTAGAAACTGTTCCATTATATTCTGTAAAACTTCCTGTAATTATTAATTTATCATTCCAAATTACTTTTATAGTGGATACATTTGCATTAAATCCTGTTCCAGAACTAAACGAACCATCTACAGTACCATTTTCATTTAATTTAATAATTCTATTGACACTTATTCCATTATAAGATGTAAAATATCCTGCTACATAAAAAGAAGTTTCTCCTATAAGTCTTGCAAAATTATTTGGATTAGAAGCAGTGTAAGGATTAAACCCTGTTCCACTTATAAATGTAGGATCTATAGTTCCTACAGAATCTAATTTAACAATACCATTTAATCCAGATGTACCATTATAATTGCTAAAATACCCTGTTATATACATGGAATCATCTGGGTTTATCAAAACATCTACAGTGGTGTTATCAAATCCTACTCCTGTTATAAAAGATGAGTCTCTAGTACCATCTGAAAGAAGTCTAACAATTCTATTAGATACTATTCCTTGATATAAATTAAATATTCCTGTTATAATAATTCTTCCTAATGAATCTACTGCCCCACCTTGAGTGAAGTTATTAAAACCTGTTCCATAATTAAAACTAGGATCAATACTTCCATCTATATTAAGTCTAATAATTCTATTAGCAGAAGTACCATTATAAGAAATAAAATCACCAGTTGCTATAATTTTTCCATCAGCTTGTTCAAATATGGAAGAACCATCATATAATACAGCATCAAATCCTGTACCTGTTACAAATGTTTCATCTATAGTTAAATCATTATTAAGTCTAACTATTTTACCTAAAGGTATAACATCCACTCCATTTTCAAATGAATTAAAAGTTCCATATAAATATGTAGTGGTGGGTTTGTATAAATAATCTGTAAAATAATATCCTAATTCTGGGAAAAATCTATAACATAATATAGTCTCTAATATTATATCAATATAAAGAGCACAATCCCCAAGATCTACAACTTTTATTTTTACTGTACCATCTGGTATAAGATCAGTGTAAAATCCTGCTAATAGTTGTGTTCTATTTATATTTGTTTCAAATGCAGAAACAAATCCATCTATATTGGAATATATATTAAATGGTCCTGTATCTACTCCTATTGTATTTATTGTTATTAATCCTGTCATAATTTTTAAATTACTGTTGTAGAAGTGGAAGTGGTGGTGGTTGAAGATGTAGATGTAGATGTTGTGGTTTCTTCTAAATTTATATCAATATAATTTAAACAGTCTCCTTCAGATTTTACCCTAATAATTGTTGTATAATCAGGAACTAATGCAGAGGAATATCCAGATAACAAAGAAGCTTTAGCTACACCTGTTTCAAAAGGTGTAGTAAAGTCATTTAAGTTAGAATATAAATCGAAAGGGCCTGTATTAGCACTTGCAGTTGTTAATGTTATTAATACTGTCATTTGGTTTTATTAGTATTAAGGTAGATAAATTATATAATAACAACCTAAAGATGGTTGTATATTGGAGTGAGAACCTCCACCACCTGTTTCAGAATTTGTAACTGTATGTGTGTGAGATCCTGAGCTAGATGTAATTTTAGTATCAAAATATCCTGCAGCCTCTCCACCACTTCCATCATTACTTCCACTTTGAATATATCCTGTAATAGTGTGCGTATGAGCACCATCAGTTGATACAGTTGTTGTATGTGTATGTGATGGCATTTGTGTGCTATTTAATGTAATAGCATTTGCACCTTGTTTTGATAATAAAGCATAATTTGGATTTGTGGTGATAGCAGGGTCTACAGCACTATCCAATACACCACCACCCATTCCTGTAATAGCACCAACAGCAACTCTTCCTCTTTTATCTGGAGTTCCATTATTACCATTACATAAATAAATATTTTTCCAATCACCTAAACCAGCACCAGAAGCATCAAAATTAGTTAAAGAACCATAATATTCAACTGCTACATATGGAACCATTTTTGCACTTATTAATACACTAGATCCTGAAGTTGTTATATAATTTTCAATGTATGTATCTATTTCACTAACTTTAACATAATTTGTATCTACATTTAATTCTAATGAATTTAAATCTGTTTCAATAGTACACAATTTTGTTATTACTGCTTGTAAAATATTATGTGTATCAGAAGAAGATGTAACACCTGTTAAACATCCAATAGTATAATTTGCATTTAATGTTGTTATACTATTTGACAATGTAGTGACTTGTTCTTGTAAATCACACACACTTTGTATAAGAGCATCTATAACATTAATCAATGTTATTGTACCAGAACCAGGAAGATAGTTTGATACAAGTGCACATAATGAGCCATTATCTATATATGGAACTATTCCAGAACCATCTAAAGCAGTTAATAGATAAGTTGTTATTGCATTTTCAACAGCGGATAATGAATCTCCATTAGTTATTCCTAATTCTGCAATTGTAGAACCAGTGTATTTTACACATTTATCAGATGTTGGTCCTCCAGCACATCCATTAAAACAATTTGTACAAGACATATTTTCTTATTTTATTTTATTTAATTATGATACACAAAGTTGTACATCACTTAAAATTCCATTTACATCAATTCTAGCACTATAAAAATTTCCACCATTTAATACTAATTTATAAAAATTATTATTTCCTATAAAATTAATAGTTCCTAAAGAGTTTGTATAAACTACATCACCATCTAAAATAATTAAAGGTGTATTAGTGCTCATCCAAAAAGAAGTGTCGTTAATTTCAGAACAAGCTAAATTTTGATCAATATTACTATTTAAACTCATAAGCCCTTCTTGTAAAGGAATAGTTGTTGTAGTGGTGGTAGTTGTAGTTAAAGATGTAGAAGTTGTGGTGGTTGTAGTGGGAAGGATTATTAAGCTTTCTTCACATTGACAAGTTTCTATTCCTCCACTAATTAACCTCTTAACTTTACTAGTAATCATTTCTAATGTATATGCATTAGCATATTCAGAATTATAATATCTATAAGTTAATATTCTTTTATAATGTAATAAATCCACAATTATATCTTTTGAAATATCTTTATTTAACATAAATACAAGATTATTATACATATCATTTGATATTTTAAAAATCTTTCTATCTATATTATTTAATAACACTTCAATAGTTGTACAATCTATACAATTATTAAGTTTAGGATTTAACATCATTTTATTTTAGGTTTTAGAAGCGCAAGAAGAACATTGTCCATTTGTTAATTGACAACCACATCCTACTTTTGTTCCACAGGTTTTGCATGAGGCCATTAGAAATATGTTATTATATAGTTATTACCTGAACATCCACAATCATTTTTTATGAAATTATCTAACATAGCATCAGCTTTATTATATAATGAATTTGATTTATTCACTGCACAATTATTTGCTGCTGATATAGCTCCTTGTATAAAAAAATAAATAGACATTAAATGAACTTTAGATTGTTTTTTAATTTTACCATCACATTCAATCATATCAAGGCTCATAAAAGCTTCATCAAATTTTTCTTGTAACTTATCTATTCTTATAATAGTTTTGTTTACACTTGTAACTGTTCCACCTGTATTATTGTTATATGTAATATAATATACACCATCAGGTAAGTCACATAAATCTTCTCCAATTTCTGTAATTCCTAAATCTTCAGAATTATATATATTATAATTATTATATTGAAAACTTAATGTAACAGCATCAAATTCTGGAGGTGTTATAGATATTGTTTGTGTATCTACTCCTGGATCCACTGATGCATATATGGAATTATCTAAAATTCCTAATTTTTGTACATCATGTGTATCAATTACTAATATGTTTAAATTTAAATCAGCCATATTTTTATAATAAAAAATGCCAGAGGATTATGAGAATCCTCTCACCCTCTGGCATAGGTTTTATATTAAAACTCTTCTTATTAAGGAATTAATGTAGAAGTTGTGGTAGTAGTTGCCCAAATAGTAGTTGTAGTAGAAGTTGTTGTAATACAACTATTTGTACTTGTTACAGTTCCTAATGCAGCTTCTAATACAGCTTCAATAGCTGTAGAAGCAGCTCCTCCAGCAACAGCAGCAATTATAACTGTGCTATCTCCACTTACATAATCACTCCAATTTTGGCCATTTTTATCATAATCTCCAAATTTAATATAGAAGGTATCATATGTACTAGATGCATCTACTTGAGATTCAAAGTTTCCATTATAACCATTCATTCTATATAAATGCTTCAAATAACCAGCTTGATAGCTATAGAAATTTTTCTCTAATTGTGCTATTTCAGCAGCAGTTCCTGTTGCGTAAGAAGAACGTTGTGTAACTTGACTATTTGCAACAATATTACAAGCATCAGAAACAATAAAATCAGCAGTGGTTTCAGGACCTTCATAAACAAATGTTCTAAACCACATTCTATCATATGCAAATGGGAAAGCAGCAACATCACATGGTTGTCCATATGCTGTTAATGGTTTTCCAGATATACGTAAAATTGCATCTGCATCATTACCAATTCTTTGAAATTGGAAGAAATCTGATAAAATAACATTATCTGGGTTATTACCTGAAGCAGCTTGAGTTAATTTTACAATTAATGCATCAATTAAAGTTGGAACATCTACATCTGTACATGGATCAGCACCACACTCACAACAAGGAGCTTGTACTGTTACAGATCTTGTCAATCCATTAAAATATAACGTATCAATATAACTTGAATGGGCTCTAAGTGTTAATGTTAAAATTTCTCCACATTGAATACTAAATCCACTTACATCTGTAACTTGATTTACAGGAGTGTTACATCCACTCACTTTATACCATTCTATAATATTACTAGTTCCAGAATTTAAAGAACCTGAAATTTTATCAGAACGTTTAGACCCCTGTAAAAAAGTATTATCTCTACCTTGGGCAATGTAGAAATAAGGGGCAGCAGCTATGTTACCTGCTGTTGCAAGAACATAATCGTTTTTAAAAATACCCACTTGACCCGCAGTTAAATCTTGCGTTGAACCAGAGCTAGGAAGAGCAGTCTGTCCTACTGGCACGACAAATAATGTCGTTAATGAAAAATCAGCCATTTTGTTTATGTATTAAATTATTAATTATTTATTCGTTTGTTTGTATTCTAAATTGTGCACTTTGAACTGCACTAGCATTTTCTGTGTACATTGCTAAATTTTGAACTGTTAAATCTAACAATTCATCTTCTAAATATTCAGCAAGCTCACAATTTACGTTTGTGGACTCATTACCATCTAACATTACATATCCTTCTTTATTTATATACACTGGGTATCTTAAATACATTATATACATTTTAGTTGGTGTAAAAGTACCATCTGTAAATACACTTATTTTATCAGAGGAAATAGAATTAAAAGTTTCTTGATATTCAAAACTAGGTTTATAATGTACATTATTTAATATAAATTGTAAATCACCATGTTTTGCTAAATCTCTATTTATCCAAATTATTTTATCTTTACAATCTCTTTTATTGGCTAGTATATAACTATCCAGATAAAGCATATAAGAAGGATTTAATTTAGAAATATCTGCATCCCATTTGTTTAATTTAATATCAGTTAAAGACAAAGAAAGTGGTTGATTTTGATAAGAAATTACAAGATTTTGTAAATCTTCATATCGTTTTTTAAAAGCATCCATTCCTAACCCATTATTAACACTAAATCCATCAACTTTTTGTTTTATAAGTTTAATTTGAGCTTCATTTAAAGCTAAAATTTTATCTTCTAATTGTATTTGTTGGTGAACATTTGTGGATAGCTTATTTAGTCTTTGATCTATTTTATATAATAAACTATCTACAGGTATCATACACTAGCTAGTTTTTTTGTTTTTAATTTTCCTTCTAATGTTAACAATTCATCTTGATGATCATCATCAATTAAAAATTTAACTAATTCTTCTTCATATTTAGCCACTTCAAATTCTCCTTCATATATTGTACCACTAGGCTTCACTCTATAAATGGAATGATCAATTGCTTGTTTGATTAAATCCTTAACATAAATTAAGTTTTCTTTCATATCAGCATATTTATTAAATACATTTACAGGATTTTGTCCTTTATTAGCACCAGATTTAAATTCTGATTGTTTTAATAATGTATCTACTAAATTATATACAATTTCTTCTTTTGTATTATCTGTAATAGGAAGACCTAATAATCGGGCAATTTGTTTCTTTTTACTAGGAGTCATTCCATCAAATTTAATAACAGCTTTATTAATAAGTTGTTTTTTCTTAAATACTATTGCATTTTCTATTTCATCATCTACCACATAAAATTGTGTATCAGCAGGATATTCTCCTCTTTCCCAAGCTTGATAAGAGCTTGCAATAGTTGGATGTACTCTTAACCAAGAGAAAGCTAATTCTTGAAAAGGAATTGATAAATCAAAATAATTATCACCATCTCTCAATTTAACTGGTTGAACATGAGATTGATCATCTGTAGAAGTAGAAAGACCATGATTCCAAAATTTTGAATTAGGACCTAAATCTATTCCACCTAAATCAGATTCTAGTTTTTTTCTAAGTTTTGTCACTCTTTCAATTTCAAGTTCTTTTTCCGTACTGTCTTGAATTCTTTGAATATAAGAAGCATCAGGGTCTAACCCTGTTCTATATTTACCACTTAATTCCTTGTAAGGGTATTTAAACACCCCTGTTCCAGGAATTCTTGTCATTCCTTTTTTAGCTAGTTCACTTTGCATTGTTTGCATTTGAGAACTACTATATTCTCTCTTAATTGTAGAAATTTTTCCTGATTTGCCCATATGTAGTTAAAAATTTAATAATTGGTTTGTAGCGAGAATTGGACTTGAACCAATGACCTTTGGGTTATGAACCCAACGAGCTACCAATCTGCTCTATCTCGCAATTTGTAGAGTGTTTCTATTGAAAGAATATGACTTTATCAACACTCTATTTTGAGAAGAATTCTCCTTTTGGGGAAAGGAGAGATATTCTTCTCGGTGGTTAACACCTAATTTTAAAAGGTGTTTATTTGTTAAAATTGTGGAATTTCTTCTATTAACACTGTACGAGACAGATCTTCAATAAAAATATCACATCTATCTTCCATCCAGATTTGATACCCTGGAAATTTATTAGCACTAGTCATTCCTTGAGATTTTGCAAATCCAAGGTGATGTCTACGTCCATCAACATAACCCCAAGTCATAGAAGGAGCACCTTTCATTCTTACTTCACGAATATTATTTATTAAAGAACCATCACTCATTGGAGAAACATCAAACACCATAAATACAGGAGTTGATTTTTTGTTTTGTCCAAATTCTAAATTAGATTGTGGTAAATCAAGTTCCTTTAAATGAATTAATTCAATTTTTCCAGTTTCTCTGGAAATCATAGAATCAAAAGCAAAATTATATGTAATATTTTGTCCTTCTCCTTGTAAATATCTATTTCCAGAATCAGCTACAAAAGATAGTCCAGAATTTAAAGCATCATTTTTTAAAGCTTGTTGAAAAACATCAAAACCAGCTTCATTAGTGTACATTTTAACTCGTCTATCTTTTACATCCACTCTACGATAAAATAAATCACCAAATACAGAACGTAATAGATTTGCAGAAAATTCTCCTCTATTATATTGTACTAAATTTCCATTATTACGCATTCTATGATAAACACCAGCAGATGTACGTTTTACTTCTTGTTTAGAACCTCCTGTTTTCACTGTTCCAGGTTTTCCCCAAATCATACGCTTAACTTTTAATTCAAGCATAGATTTTCTCATTATATATTCAACAAATGGTTCCCATTTAACATCATTTCTTGTTAAAGGAAGTTGGTTTCTTCTTTGTGGAGCATACACTAATATATCAAGAGCTTTTCCAGAAGCATCTTTCATAGTTCTATCATCTGCCCATGCTGTTATAGTATGTTCAAATCCATAAGCAGATCCTAATGATTCAAACATTGTAATTTCTTCTCCTAAACGAGGAAGACCTAACAAATCTTGATCAAATTCACCAATAGCAGCATCTACTAATTCTAATTCAAGTCCAACTTGTAAATATGTAGAACTTAAAAAATCTACCATAGGGTTATCACTAACTAATGTAAATGTAGTTAAAAATCCTGCATTATAAGGAATAGGATCTTTTACAACATATACTCTAGGACCATATTGGCGAGATCCAATTGATACAATAGCATTTTTTGAGAATTCATTTGAATCTAACACTAAAGAAAATTCTTGTCCATCTATACCTGGCTTTGTTAAAGAAGAAGTAGCATCTGGAATATCAATAATTTTTGGAAATTTATATGGAACAGAAATTTTCCATTTCCATGCATCACTATTACCATCAATATAATAAGGTGTTGATTTATTGACCATATCCAAAAAATCATTACTATACAGTGTACTCTGAGTGTATAAAGAAATTATTTTCTTATCATAATCAGCGATTTCTGTAGAGTGAAATGATTCTAAGTGATTGGAATCAGTAAGTTTTCCTACTGCTCGTTTATCCATAGAGGCTACACGAGCATAGGTAAAGCCAGTTAATCCTGGGATTGTTTGAGTTGCCATTTGTTATTTTTATTTATTTGTTAAACTTTATTGAAACCATGACGTTGGTTTATTATTTTCTTTTTTAAACGTTCTATCAGTGGTCACTTGTTTTGCAAGGTTTCCAAAAAGTTGTGTTGATTTCTTTGTAACTCCACTTTTTTGAATGGTTGATAATGTTGGATCTTTTTCAAGCATTTTTAAAAGCAAACCAACCTTAACCTTTAATTCATGATTTTCTGGTCGTTTTAACTCTAAAATGGTTTTATCAAAATCTGTCAAAGTTTCACCTGAAGCAGTTTTGTATTTATCCACTAATAAAAAGTCTTGTAGTTCATTTGCTAATTTTGGATTTAATGGAATACCATCAAATTCTTTTGTTTTTAATTTTTCTTGAAGAACACTTTGTACATTAGATATATACTGATTCTTTATTTGGTTTTTTTGTTGTAATTGTAATTGGGATTGTTGTTCCAGTTGTTGTAACTTAGCTGTTTCTTTTTTAATTAACACCTTATGGTGTTTCATTGCAACAGATTCTAAATCACCATAATTTTTTAATCTCTCAACTTCTGTATCAATATCTTCTGGTTCAAATCCTTGATCAAATAAAGCTTGTTTTATAACTGTTATTTGATTTGATTCATTTTCTTCTCCAGATAATTCCAAATCTTTAAAGTTTTGGATTGAGTTAAATGAATTAAAATATTCTTTTGGATTAACTCCTTTTACATATATGGCATCAAATGCTTGTTGATAATCTTCTCCAAATTGTCCAATAAAATCATTTACAACTTGAATAGCTCCTTTTTTCTTTTCAGAATTAAATCTTTCAAGAAATTCTTCTGGAGAACTGATAGAAAAATCTTCTTCATCTTCTTCTTTTGTAAAAACACCTAATTTTAACAAATCATTAGCAAGAGCTGAAAATTGTGAAACTTCAGGAGTGATTTCATCATCAGATTTAGTTTCTTTTTGTTCAATCTTTGTAGTTTCTTCTTCTTCCTCTTCACCCTCTTCTTCATCTTCTGAAGAAAAAAAATCATCTAAAGGGTTTGCTGGTTTTTTATCAGCATCAGTTTTATCTTCTTCATCATCTCCTTTTATTTCTTTAACTTTAGCTTGTTTCTTAACATCTTCAGTTTTTTCAACTGTTTTAACAATTTCCTCTACATCATCTGGACTAGAGGTGGATGTTTCAGGAGACATTAAATCATTTAACAATTGAGAGTCCCCCACTCCCATATCCATTGTGTTTTCAATACTGAATGTATTGAATGATTTTTCTAAATTTTGATCCATAATGTAGTTTTTATAAATTTTGGTTTTATTTACAAGTATAAAAGTATTACAACATATTGAATTATCAAAGAAATATGTTTATATTTACTCTACTTTTCAAGATAATATAGCATTAGTTATTTTCATTTTAAAATAAAAATAACTTTTTTATTTATTTTTTGTTCTTCCTTTAGCATTGGTTTTAGCCACTTCTAAATCATTTTTCATATTTTCACGAGCTATTTGATTTTTTTCTCTTTCAATATCAAGTTTTTTATTAGCTATTGCTGTTTTAGAATTAATATCAGAAAGTTTTACTTGATGTTCTTTTGAAGCTTTTTCATATTCTAAAGACATATTAGTTATTTCCAATGCATCTGCTAAACCATTACCATCAACATCTTTGGTGGCATTTTCATTATTTCTTAAAGCTTGAATGGTTGCCACTTCTTTTTTATTAATTCTATCTAACTGTTTCTGATAGTTTTCATTTTCTATATCCTTATCATGTTGTAGTTGTGCTTGTTGTAAAGCAGCCTGAGTCTGTTCTTGTTGTTGTTTTAACTGTTGTTGTTTTAATTGCATTTCTTGTTCTTGTTGTGCAATTTGTCTGTCTCTTAATTCTTTAAAAGTTTTCTTCATTTCTCTTTGAGATTTTGTTGTATATAATTCTACAACATCATAAAGAGTTCCACCATTTTGTATAATAGCTTGAGAAAGTTGTCTCAATTCATTAAACATTTGTTGATCTTCTGGTCTGTTGGTCAAGAACACTTTTAAATCTCTTAACTTTAAATCAGAACCATTAACTTTTATAAAAGCACTTTCTCCTTCAGAAGTGATGTATGATAAAGTTGATTCTGGTTTAGCACTTTCAATGTACAAAGAAGCATCTACCACTGCTTGATATAATTGTCCAAGTACATACTCATGTGCTACAAATAAAGGTTCTGTTTGAGAATAACTTTGCTGCATAGCCGTATTTGTTCCTGTAGCTGTTTCACTAGCAGCAATAGACCCCATACGCTGTTTGGACATTCCAATTAATTCCCAACATTCCATTTTAATTTGTTGTGCTAAGTTATATCTGGATTGTATTTCATTTGTTCTGGTTAAATCAATATTTTTAGCAACAGAAGTGTTACTTATAGGAGCTTTTAAATTTTCAGGTGAATCATCATCAAATATAATACCTCTTTCTCTTGCTTCCATTTCCCAAATATCTAAAGCATCTGCTGCATCACCATCTTTAGGAATGGGTACTCTACGTATATTTATAGAACCAACATTACCAATTTCTTTTTCAAGAAGTTTCCATAATTGGTTCATACATAAATTATAAATAGCTTGAAAGGGTTTCATTAAATCCACTAAAGACTTAGCTTCTGTATTCTTCACTTCATGAATAGTGCCTAAAATAGGAATATATGGAAGCATATCAAAATTCTTTACATGATAAATATCTGGACCAATTTTTGTTCCTTCCATAAGTTGATTTATCCATCCCCATTTTAAGGATAGTTGTGTAGGAATATTACCAGATTTATAATTTTCATCTACAAGAATTGTTTGAATATTTCCCATTTCATCTTCATAGGTTAATTTTCCTATTTTTTTCTTACTAACCCAATAAGATTTAATTACAACATATTTATATCCAAAAGATGAAACATTGGAAGTGAGCCCTAAAAAATCTCTAAGCCCATCATTATTTTCTTTAATTTCAGATTCTATCATCATTCGTGTTTGTAACACCAATGGATCATAAGTATCATATGTAATAGTATCAATACCTGTTCCTGCATTAGGGTTTCCTAAATTAGATTCTCTAGTGTTTATTAATCCATAATCCTGTAAAGAAGTTCTTAAATGGTCTATCTCTTCTTTTGTTAGCTCAGGAATTGTTTCAATTATTTCTGAAAATTCCATTACATGTACTGTACCAGCAGCATACGCTCCTTGCATTCTTCCTGTAGGATCTGAAATATATTTTTTATCAGGAGTGGATAACCACCATGTATTTTTAGGATTTTCAACTTTTATATTAAATCCTAATTTTGAATTGTCTTCATACACATGATAATATTGTCTAGATGAAATTAATAAATCCCTAAATGCATCTTCACTTTTTTCTTTTATATTAAATTCTGCTTTCAAACATGTAAGAATATGATTAGCCCATTTTTCAGCTATAGATGTATAAGAATCTAATTCATCTTTTACTTCTTCTAATGTAAGTTGCTCTAAATCTTCTTCATTTATTTCTTCACCTTTTATTGCTGCTTTTTCTAATATTTTTTGTTTAGCTTGATTTATTATAAATTCTTGTAAAAGTTGAGTTTTAAATTCCAATTCTTCTGATTTACTATCATCATCAAATGCTTTCACTTTAAATGTATCTGGTCTTTTTGTAACTTCTCCTACTAATTCATTTATAGGAGTGGTCATAATAGAATACATTTTTACATAAGAAGGAAGATCTAAATCTGTTGTTAAAATATCTGTAAAACTTTTTACATCTGGCTCTTGATAAAAATCTTCAGGTTTTAAAATACCTTTTAATAAATCATAGTTTTTTACAAAGGTATCCCTATGTTTCATATATTCTGCATAAGCTTTGTTGGAAAAATAATCCATTGTATTTTTAATCCAACTCTCATCTTTTTTCTGTTTATCGGTTTTAAACTGATCAGGAAAAATATTTAAATATGCATACTTTATAGTTGCATCTTTGGTATATCTAATTATTGCCATAATCTATTATTTCTTTTAGTAAACACTCCTTTTGAGTTTTGAAAAATTGAATTTGTTTTTTTGTTTTTTTTATATAAAGCATTTATACGTTCATCTGCCACGTCACTTAGTTTTCCATATATAGGATTCATTTTCATAGCTAATGCCACCGCTAATTCTGCTGCTATAATTCTATCAAAGTTACCATCCTGGTTATATTGAATTAATTCTTCAAGAAGAACAGGGTCAAATATTTTTGACATTCCTTTAGTTTCAGATGTTATATTTCCTTCTTCATCTTTTTCAATATGAATAACTTCTTCTGTATATTTTTTGAGACATCCATGTAAAAAATCTCTTATTTTTTCAGCACTTCTATGTATTCCATAATCACGTTTCACTGTGGTGTTTGGAACAATTTCTTTTAACCATGAAGGTTGTTTTTCTAAATAATGAGCATCTCCTTTACTAATCATATAATCTATAAAAGAAATTTCATCATTTTCACACAAAGCCCTAGCATTATAATATTTAATTAAAAGTCTAGCTTGTTCCTCCCATATTTCTTTTTTATCTGGACGAGCTGAATAGCTGGCTACAAACATATCTTGATATTTTTCTCCAGATATAGAATGCATTCGTTTATAAATATAAACAGATCCTAATGAAGAACTATAAGCTGCTTTACCTTGTCTGTAAGGGTCAATGCCTGCAACATATAATCCATATGGAGGATTTGATATTGGAAACTCATATATAACTATAGGAGCATCTTTATTATCATCATTTTTTAATGGGAAGTTTGTAATAGGTAATTTATCAGTAAATTGATGTTTAACACCATCACCATCATCATATAATATTACAGGAGTTCCTGTTCTTTCTTGATATAAAAGTCTTGCTTTTTGTCTTTTAGCTGCTTCAATATCAAATATATTTGTGTCTTCATTTAAAAATATATCATCCACTTCTTTTGGATAATACATTTTTTCTTTTAAATATGCAATTCTATCTCCTGCTTTTTTTAATCTTTTTAAATTACTATCAGTGATGTCATTAGCTTTTTGTTCATTTGAAACTAACATTTCCACCTTATATAGAGCAGATGATTTTGGTTTTCCAAGAAACTCTCCAAGAGAAGATTTCTCTTTAGCTTCCATTCTATATTTATGGCCTATAAATAAACCATGAATTCTTTTTTCATCTTTAACATTATTATATGTTAAAAAATTAAAATTATCAACATCAAACATTAATGACTTAGCATCCATGAACATCTTCATATCACCCCCAGTTCCTGTAAGGATTGGAGAGCATCCCCATCCAAATGGTGTTGTAAACCCAGGAATGGCTGCTTGTAGTCCTCTTAAAAAAGAGCCTTTACCTATTTCATCAATAATTAATTTACGTGGTTTTGTACCAGCAATGGCCTCTTCATTATTTCCACCATCTAAGTTACGGATTAAAATTTGAGAAAATGGTATTCTTTCTCCTGATCGTGTTTTAATACCTAACGTCACTTGATTTTTCCAATTGTCTTCCACTCTTTGCCATCTCCATGCTTCAGGAATAAAATTAAGTCCTTTATCAAGTTTATCTGTAATAAGTTTTATATCTGCTGCATTTAACCCTGCAATAATATTTTGTGAATTTTCATCAAATGTAGCACCATGTCCTATATAACTAGCTTCCAATACACTTTTGGCAAATCTTCTAATCCCAAGAATAACAAGCCCCTTTTTTTCTTTTTGGGCCCTATTTATTTCATTTGTAACTAACCATTCATTATCTCTTAAATACGGATTGGCATATTTTTGATTGATTCTTCCATATTCATCTAATATATCAACTTCTGTATGCCAAATATTTAAATGCCAATATAAAAATGGATTGATGTAAACACCATCCATCATACAACCATTATTACATAATTCTTTATGATAATTAAAAAATGGTTTATATTCTTCTGATGTTCTATCAGGAATACGTTTTTGGTTTATAAACCAATCTTTGTAATCAACATTATGTAGTTTCATTTATTTTCTTTCTTTAAGAAAGTCTTCAGCCATACTTCCTAATTCACCTTTTCCTCTCACTTCTATTTTTGCTTCTTCTTTTTCCCTTAATTTATTCACTTGTTCCAGTAAAGCCAGATAATTTTTCATTGTATCTTGTACGAATTTTCCTTGAGATTCAATAGAGGCTATAACCATTGGAATAGCTCCTCCTGTTTTTGTTTCTCTGAATTGAATTCTATCTTCTAACTCATGTAAAGGATTAGCATCAACATAAGCTTTCCAAGAATTTAATTGTTCTTCTGCCCAATCCAACTCCGCATTAATATATGTAGTTTTTTTAACAGTCATAATAGTTATTCATAAAACTCTTCTTGATGTTCATTTGATAGGAAATATTTATTTATATTCATACCATCTTTTATAATAGCATCTATATCATCTTCTTTATGAATTATATCTATTTCTAGTTCTGATTGATATTTTTTTAATGCCTTTGAAAAAGATTCATCACTTATTCCCCAAACATCTTGTCCATCTAAAGCTGTTGCTATATGTTTTGTAATTTCATATTTTGGATGTGATTTTTTTAATTCTTCAAATGTTTTTAATATTTGTCTAAAATAATTTCTTCTCATAATAATTGATTTAAATCATCCTCTGAAAGTTTTTTAAACTCTTCAAAATATTCTTCTTTTATTTTTAAAGGAAGAGTTCCTCCAGGAAACACTAATTCTTCAACGTCTACATCTTTTGCCATATATTCTTTATAAACAGCTATTCCTATTCTATCTTCTTGTGTTTCATCATTTATATCACCTATTAAATCAACATAATCCACTCCTTGATTATATAAATTTGTTAATAAATCCAATAAAACATCTACAGGAATTTTTCTTATTGTTAAATTATTTTCCATTTTTCATTATGTTATATTCATTTTCTGAAACTACAGCTTTCCATTTACTTTGTGGACATTCACAAGAAAGACATTTTGTTTTAGCTATTAAAGTACATCCACAATCTATACAATGTTCATCTATTCTTAATGATGAATAGTTTTTTCTATTTAATGAATTAAAAGAACATTGTCTACATATTTTTAATCTTTCTTCACTTGTACTTTTTATTATTTCTTTTAATTTGTGTTCAGGATGAATATGATTTTTCCATCCTTCATAAATTTGTGAAACATTAATTTTCATCCTTAACAATTTTTAACTTTAGTTCAATATCTTTAATATGTCTTAAAGCTTCTTCCAACTTTATAGAAGCACTTCTTCTTTTAGTTTCAGATACATTTTCATCATTCATAATATTTGTAAACACCTCTTTTTTGGAATAAACTTTTTTTAAAAAATATTTAGCTCTTTTTTCTTTAAATAAAAACTTACCAAATTCATAGAGCTCAACACTATTCTTATTCTTTAAAGCTTCATTGGCAGAATCAAACTGATGTGTTATAACCACATTTATAGTTTTCTCTGGAATCATCAATTTTCTAGAAATGTTCTTAATAATCCATTCTTTAATGGACATACTTTCAGGCTTATTCATTCTCTAAATTTATTTCCAATTTAAGCGTGTTGTTAAAATCCAACAAAATATTAGGATTAATTTTTATCTTTCCCCCTTCTTTAATTATAATATTCAACTTCTTTAAATTACAAATTAAATTATTAATTGTAGCCTCTGATGTTTTATACTTTGTTACAAACTGTTGTCTATTATTAACGTAAGAAATACTTCCATGTATAGCTATAAAGGCTATTAATTGTATTTCTCGCTTTGTTAAAGAAATATCATTCACTGTAGCTAACAATGAATAATACTTTTCAGCTAATTCATATTTATCTACAACCCTTCTTCTAATACGTTGAAATATTATTTTTTTACTTTCCATAATTTAGTTTTACAAATATACAAATAAATAACATACAAATGTATAAAAAATAATTTGAATAGCTATATTATAATAACTATTATTAATTTTCTCTATAATTTTTGTTTATATCTGGAAAAAGTAAAAGCGTTTAAATGAAACATCCTTTATATCTATTCCCACCCCACCCCCCAAAATTACAATGTATAATTTTATTATGCAAATTTTTTTATAATTTTTTTAAAAAATTTTTTTCTAATTTTGAAAAGTGGTTTATAGATGAGTGTTGTGACCACTCCATACAATAACCCCCAGTTGAATTTGTGCGGTTGGGGGTAGTCCCCATGTAATTATGCGCACACTAATTTTAAAAAACAAAATATTATGGCTACAGATGTTAAAAACACTACAGTAGAGGCTAAAATTATTAACTTAAACGTAATGGACATTCAAAAAATGCAACTGCAAGGAATGTTTCCTTACAAAACAGGACAACGTTCTATTGACGGTAAGACCTTTCATCGTTTCTCTTACAACGGGTGTCAATTCAGTGTTCCTTCTGATGAAAAAGCAGAGTTCATCACCTTAAAACATGAGGGAAAATTAGCAAGTGTTCAATTGAAAGAATTAACACATGCTAAAACTGTTCAAGTTGTTGATGAAAAAACAGGAGAAGTTTCAGACCAAACTATTGATGTTAAATACTACGAGCTTGTTAGCTACGTAAGTAAAGCTGAACACATTAATGCACTTCAATTCCTTGCTTTGGAAAATAACTTTGAAGCATTAAAGAAAGCACCATTGACACAAGAAACGTTAACCTCATTAATGGCAGCATTGTAACAATCTAAAAGCACTCAATTAATCTTGGGTGCTTTTATTTTCCTTATTATATGTATGGGTGGGATGTGTTATCATCTTGGGGATGGGCTTTTTAAAACACTATGAAAGCACAATTATTATATTCTAAAACATTATATGTTCCAACAAACATTAAATATTCATTGTTATTTGAAGAATGTAAAAGGATTGGAATAACATTTGACAAAGAAAAAACAATGAGAACATATACATTTTATGCTATGATTGAAAATGATATACATTATATACAAACAAAATTTATATTAAAATAATTTTAATCATGGGAATATTGATAACAATATTATGGATTGGATATGGATTGTTCACTTATATTCAAAGTGAAATGAATGATGATTATCAAATAGACTATTTTGATTGGACATTATTATTATTATTAATTGTATTTGCACCACTTATATTAATAGCTAGAGCAATATATGGAATGTTTATATTAAAACTTTAAAATAACAACAATATGACAACAACAGAAACATTGATTGAAGACTATTTAAACAAACAAGAAGTTGGTTGGTTTCTTCATAATTTTGATCCTAAAACAGAAGCTTAATTATTCTAATGTATTTCATCGATAAAATTATACCTTTAATCTATTCTTGTAGGAAGAAATTAATAAAAAGTAAATTTATCCTCGGGAGAAAAAAAGTTTTTATCAGATTAAGTGTAAATATTATCGATGAAATATAATTTTTGTAGGAAGAGTGAAAATATTGAAAGAGTTTATATACAAAAGCTCTGGAAAGGTGCATGAATAAAGGGGTGTATAACCCACCCAAACATTATTTACCATTATAACAACTCGTTAAAAATCAATTAACATTGTAAAAAATATAGCATAGTTGTTAACTATTTAACAAAATGTAAATAATTAATAAAAAACTTAACTCTTTCCAAGATGTTGAGAACACCAATTTCTTTGATAAATCTAAAATAGCTATTAGAATCTAATAGTGATAGTTTAGTTCTTTTGTCTACGCATATAAGTGTATATTAAGAATAATCAAAGTTTTAGGTGTAAAACACAATTTAATTTATTAATTAATAATAATAACATGAAAAATACATTAAAACAATTCACAATAATATTTATATCTATATTTATTATAGTAATATTATTTGGTATATTTATTTCAGGAAATATTAATATATTTGAATGGAAAGAATCTGGAAGAGTTGGGGTAGTACTTGTTACATCAATAGTATCATTAATATTAATAATGTTTAAAAGTTTAGAAAAATATGAATAATAAAATTAAACATTAAAAATTTGTAAATTTAAATAAAGGTAATATTGGAGTAACTGATATGACACTAGTGATTTACATAAAAATATTAATCATGAAACACATGATGTTAATAATCCACATAATATGAGCCTATTTGAAAATTATAATAGAAGAGATATTAACGGAGTAATCTTAGTATTGTTAATAGGTAATAAGAAAGAGGGTACTAATAAACAATGATAATGTTAGTTAATCGTTGTGTTTAGTTAAATCTAAACTTTATAGCTAACGATATAGGTTGAAATTCCTTGTAGTTGTAAGAAGTAAGAAAAGTCTAATTCTTTATAGTAACAGTCAAGCACTAATAAAAGACTAATGATGCAATGAGTTACTATACTTACAACTATTAAAATACT